ATTTGTTCATTTTTTGCAGACTAGGATTACGTCCGATAGAGGTCTTGTGATGTACAGGTTCGTGTGCTACGTGATCCTTAAACTTCTTCGCCATCGGTCCTCCATTCTCTCACAAATGGTTTAGCATCCGGTGGCACATTTATTGCTGGCAGGTAAACTATCTTACCATTAACATGTTGTTGTAGATCATGACCGCATGTCATGCATCTGTAATACTCTTTTGTCAGTCCAACCATCATCGTGATCTCATCACAGCTTGGACATTTTCCGTTTACTATTTCCGCTTCTATTTTCATTCTATTATTAATTTTTTAATACTTTTACTACCATCAATATTATCTTCTAATTCTGCTTTACCTTTCCAACATTTGTAAGTCACAGATTCATTATATTGTCTCTCCGCTTCACGTTTTCCGCGAAGGCACATCGCCATCGAGTCTTGCAGTCGTGCCTCTTTAATCTCTCCGTTAATAAACATCAGTAATCCTACAACAGCTTCTATCATAATACCTTACCTTTGTTTGGTCCTTCTTTGATTGTGTATCTGCTGCTGCCACCAGCGTTGATGTCAACTTCTTTTCTAAGAACCTTAGATAGTTTTCTATTTTTATTTGTTCTGTTTATCTCGGCTATGTAATCTAAAACTTTTTTAGTAATTCTTCCCGTTGCCATTGTATTTAATCTCTCTGTTTGCATCTTTTAATTTTTCTATATCTACCAGAACCTTATCCATCTGTTTTGTTAAGAATTCTATGTTGACTTTGTTTAGAGCCATGTCCTCTATGTGTTTGTTGATACGATCTGTAGTCTTGTACAAATCCTCCAACATCATGTACTGCTCAGAATCCGCGGGAAGTGATCCCATCTGTCCACGCGGCCACTTGATTCTAAACTCTGTATTCTGTTCTACATCAGAATTCATCAGTTCTAGTTTTGTGTCCGCAATATTTAGACGTTCTATAATCTGGAAGTAACCCATCGTTCCGAGTGCCACGATAATTATCAGACTGGCAACCGTCTTCATCGGCATCTGCACGGCAGCGGATTCAGATATTGTTAATGGTTGTTTACTCATCTAGGCACGTACCCCGGTTCCATAAAGAAAGCCATCAGCACAAGTAATACGATTAGGATTCCTGTAAAATAATAATTCATTCCTGGCTACCTCTATTGTCATAGCCAGATAGTTTACACTATTTGTCTTCTATTTTGTAGAACATTTTGTCAGTATCCTCTGTAATCCAGCCTTTATTCTCGACGTTCCATTCTGTAGTCTGGACCTTATAGTCTGGTATGTCGTCTCTTGTGGTAAAATTACTAATATTCCAAAGAATGCGATTATTAGGTTGAATTGAATAATTACCATTATCAAGAGCCATAACATGTCCACACTTATGCTCATGAGGGATCTCACTATGTTCACAATCCAGAATATTACTCTCAGGATGACACCAGTCAATGGTGAACAGATATTCACCATAATATAATTTTTTATCTTTTCCGAAGTATTTACCGCGTTGTGATGTTAGATAATTAAACATATGCACGCTAGGATAATAGCTGAAACTATTCCACAATTGAAGCGTGTCGACAGACATATCTGGCACTTCGGCTCTATCGAAATCCTTTTGGAAAAACGCTGAGATAGGCAGCCTAAAAAAGACCGCACCATTTGGTAGCATAATGTGAAATAGTGTTGCGGCGCCTGCCATACTTGTGAGGCCGAAGACCACGCACTCTTCACTTTCTCCGTGATGTTTTTTAAAATCATAAAGATACTCCTTTCGTACTTTACAATACATTGGTGGGATATCTGCATTTAACAAAGCCATTATTTAATATCGCCCCAATTATCTCCTTGTTCGTAATCCACTTTGTTAGGGACTTTTAATTCTACTGCCTCTTCCATTATGCTGATAATCTGTTCAGCTTTCTCTGGAGATTCAACAGATATGTCCACCTCATCGTGAATCTGTATGTGTGGTATTATACCATTTTCATATAAAGCTACCATACTTTTTTTAGTCATGTCTGCAGCACTTCCTTGTATTAATTTATTCAAAGCTTTGTACGTAAATGCACGTTTCAAAGGCTCACCATATTCTTTTCTTGCTTCTTCTAATGGTAATGATTTATGTACACCAAATTGAACTGGTTCCCAACGATCGAAATGACACGCTCTACCAAGTAAAGTTCTGATCTTACCACGATCGTTTGCCTTACGAGATACGTTATCCATGAGTTGTTTTACGAATGGTGCTTTCGTGTGATATTGTTTTATTAGTTTTTCTGCAGAGTCTTTCATTAATCCTAGTTCTGCCATGAGTTTATTTTTACCCATGCCATACATCAGACCAAGATTAATTGTTTTAGCCTGTTTACGTTCGATGCCTGCCATATCCGCAACAACCTGGTGAAAGTCTGCATCACCTGCATTGTATGCATCAACGATCTCATCAACACCCGTAAGATTCTGTAGCTTTGCGTAGTGCACCAATATTCTAGGTTCCTGTTGTGAGTAATCAAAAGATCCCCACGTATGATTCTCCTCTGGAATAAATATAGATCTTATCATCGGACCCAACTCTGGATGTCTTGCTGGTATCTGTTGCAGGTTTGGATTAGACATACTGAATCTACCAGTGACCGTACCACCTTGATCTGATCTAATCTGGTTTATGTCTGCATGTATCCTACCATTGACAGCATGTTTAGTTATTGAATCTATGAATGTGCTGTGAGCTTTGTTTATCTCTCTTGCCTCTGCGATTAGTTTTGGTAATTGATGTGGATGATTCTGTAAAAAGTTTTTTGTAAAACTAGGTTCTTTGCTTTTCTCTGTCCTGTCGTATGGTAATTTTAATTTATCAAAAGCTTTGGCGATACTACGTGCTGCCATTATCTCGACATCAATACCTGTTAAACCTTTGATATTACTTAATATTTTTTTCTCTTTGTGCATCAGAGATTTTTTAATATTGTCTGCTTTTTCTAAATCAACTCTCACTCCCTTAAATCTCATGTCGACCAGACAGGGAAATAGTTTTGTCTCTAAATTAAATATATCCCACAACTCTTCCTGATACATCTCTGTCTCTAACCTCTGCCAGAGTTTTAATGTTGACTCCGCATCACGTTCTGCATACTGACCGACAAACATTGCAGGTAATCTCCACAGATCTTTTTTAGGATCAATGCCATATTCTTTTGCTGCAGCGTTTAGGATATTCTCATCCTTACCCATACCGATATAATATCTCGACAACGTATTTAATTGATAAGACAATCTATTCTCATCAATCAAAGACGCTGCTATCATAGTATCCACAATCTTACCCTTGATCGTGAGTCCTGCTGATCTCAACCAACAGATATCATACATTGCATTGTGAAATATGAAGGTGGTTTCCTCCTGATTAAAAATATCCTGCAACCAAGAAAACACCAGTTTTTTGTCCATATTGCCATTAGACTCATGTCCTATAGGAAAATACCCTGACCAGCCGTCTACGGCCACCGCAACCCCAGCAATGTGCCCTTTTCCGGTGACATTACCTGAGCCCAGCTCTTTTAGATTTGGATCATTGGTCTCTAAGTCTATGGCTATTTGTTTTGCACCACGAAGATCTTTGAGTTCTTCCGGCATGACCCATTCTGTTTCTGGTGTGAACAGAGGTATCTGCGTGCTTCTCACGAATAATCTCTCTCTAATATCATCTCTAGATAATGGATTGCCTTCTTCACATCCTCCTCTTTCCCTTTTAAGTTGTGTCTACAGATATACTTTATAGCGTTGCCCTCCGCAAAAAGCAACTTGTTTTCGTTTATAAAGTGTGCTGGCTGAATCTTCATATTTTTATAATGTTTTCCGCCAACCTGTTTTTCGAGTGTGTCGTATGTTGTTGCCTTAAATAGATCTTTGTGTGTCATAGTATGTAAGCCTTATCAAAATCTCTCGGATCTAAGACATGCAATTCACGCTTCGCTCTCGTCGCTCCGGTATAAAATAATCTATGTAATTCATCCGGGTCATAACTAAATGTTTCAAGAGCTGCGTTCGTTATGTCCTGCATCAGTAAAACCTTGTCAGCTTCTCCTCCTTTCGCTCCGTGTATTGTTGACATTATTATACGAGGGTTTTTATTTATCTTCTCTCCATTCGCCCTCATGTTACGAATGTAGTTTTCGGTTATAGTATCTAAGCCCTCAAAAGCCTCGTACCAAACTTTATCTGTGATCAGACCATGTTTGTCCTGACAATCTTTTAGAGAATATTTATCCTCTGTCTTTAATGTTTTACCTTTTCTAAATCCCTCTAATACATTTGATCCGAGATACTCGTAGATATTTTTTATCTCCAGATGATTCAGTAATGCATCTTTACGCCATGCCTCCCAGTTGTTTAATGCTAATAATAATTTTAGTGGTACAGAGTTGCTGCCTTTGTATTGATAATACCAGCCCTGTAATTCACAGAGATCCTTTGCATCATCCAAGAAATGATTGGCAGATGACAACACCAACCAGTTACCCTCCGACATGTCAACCTGTGTGATGTCAGAATATCTTCGGAGTATACCCTCTTCCATTCTTGGTTTATATGTCTTACTAAATCTATTCTGTATCTTATTTATTATACTCTGTGATAGTTCATGTATGGGTCCACCAGGTATACGATAGGATTGATCTAGTGTTTTTATATCATCGACCTCCTCTTTGAGAGTAATGAAGTGATCCACATCTGCGCCTGCCCATTTAAATATCGCCTGATCATCATCACCTGCGATATAAGTTTTCTCTGCATTGTTCCATAATTTTCTCACCATGTCCCATTGCAATAGAGATAGATCCTGCGCCTCATCTATAAATAAAACCTTGAAGCTTGGTGTTGTATCTTTTTCGATAAAGTCAAGAAGTAAATCATTAAAATCTTTTAGTCTTTTTTCTTTCTTAAACCTCTTTAATTCTTCTGACAAAAGGTATAAAGTATTGCGTTCGATATCTAGGATGTTTTGACGAGAATCATAATATTCTAAAAGATCCATACGTTTGACAATTGCTGTATTTATTATTGTCAGATATTCATTATCAGAATTAAACGTGCCATCACTGTCAGAAAATTTTGCAGCCTTGATTGGTATGCCACATTTTTGACCGAACTCTTTGTAGTCCTCCCAGCCCATCATTTTTTCTTTCGTCATGCCTAGTTGTGCAAATGCAAAAGAATGTAGTGTTCTAAAATTATCCAGATCATTCTCTAGATCTAGACTAAATTTATCCGCGGCCCTCGTTGCTGCTTCCTTCGCAGCTTTTTTTGTGAATGAGAAATAGCCGATCTGTTTTGGTCTGATACCCTGCTGTATAAATTTATCGACAAGATCTAATAGTGTCGTGGTTTTACCTGTACCAGGGGGTCCTAATATGATTGTCTTCACATCTCCTCCTTGATATATCTTTTCAATTCTTTGTCCTGTACATTGTCTGGTATCCTGTTCTTATAAAATATCTCGTAGCTGTCGCTGCCATACTTACCGATACCAAATAGTTGTGTTGCGTCCTCACCATCCCATTTTAGATAGTCCTCAGACATCCTCCAGATCCTCTGAGATCGTACATATTTCATACCTAATTCTTCTAAAAGTGTTGCAATTACATCAATATTTGACTGCAATAATACCTCTGGAGTAGGAAATTTTTTAAAGAAAGATGGTAGTATTTTCTTTACTTTTTTTCGTCCTGTCTGATTAAGACAGATCACACCTACCATGTGTTGCCATTTATTTTCTACCTGTTGCTGCACCATCAGATCATCCCTCATCAGAAGTTCTCCTCCTGATATGGTATCTTGGATACAGATGCTTCTACCTGTTTCATTGTTTTGATCTTAATTAATCGTGGTTGTTGTTTTTTTATTCTGACTCTCTCCTCTGTCACAAATACATCTAATTGTTTTATAAGATTACCTGTCTGATTCTTGTCCTTGTCCCAGTGGTTTCTTTTACAAAAATTAAAAAAATCTTCCATTCTAAAATATGTGAATTCTCTTTTCTCATCTGTGTATGGTAGTTTGTTGAATACATCGTCCATGGTTCTTGCTGATTGTCTATTGGTTGTCCAGTCCTGCAATAGATTTGTCAATTCATTTACCGGATCCAATGACTCCAATGGTTCTACCTCTTGCAATCCTGTCATCATCGGTTTTAAGAAATGTTGTTTCCAATCTTTTGGTTTTGGTACAGGCACAACTAGATTAGCCTGGTCAAGACATGCCAATGCAAAAAGTTGTGGGCTGTAAAGCTGTTCTGATTTTAATTGTATTCTTTTTTTATCCACATCCAAAAACCATTCTGGTGGTTTTGATGCATATTTTGTGAGACTGCCTAACATTGGCATCTCCTCTTCACCAAATCCTACACCAAATCTTTTTGTTCGACACAGACCTGATTGACATACAGCATTTATGGGTGAGTCTTTACAGCGATATTTATCATAACCTTTTCTATTTACCGATTTGATTAGTTGCTGCACCTCACTATTGCTGAGTGCAGGTTCCATGTATTTTAAATTTGCCTCCACAATCTTATCTTCCCATGTGTCTGGTGCAGATTGTTTGTAGTATACCGCTATATTAAATAATGCATTGTTCCTGGAACCCTGTCCAAAACCTGTCGATGCAAGTTTATTAAGACAAGGTGGTCCTCCAGGAAATGCTTCTTCTATCTTTTTTTCTTCCGTCTTGATATCTTGTAAGGTTTCTTTTGTGCAAGAGTAAATATCATAGAGCTCAAAAAATTCCTCAAGTGTACAACCGGCGCCAGTATCGTTGATAGCATAACGTAGTCCTTTCATCTCATTGTAGTAGGGTAAGTTTAAAAAGTTACCTGTGTCCCCACGTTCCACAAGTATCTCTGTTTGTTTTGGAAATATCTCTGACCCCTCATACCCAAGTATGATGGCCATCTGTTTTAATTTTGATTGCATCAAAGATGCAGGAATGTTTTCTTTTGTGAATAAAAATACGTGTGCGCCGCCTGATTTACTACGGCATACTATTAGAGGAAGTTTATTAGACCGAATGTTTTTAATGAGGCCAGTATGATCAAAGTCGTATTCATCAATATCAATACACCCCCACCGACAATCATTGCTTTGCGTAATAGGGATGATTCCCAACGCTGGTCCTTCACCTCTAAGGTGCTTGACCCAGTGATCTTCTGTGACGGTACCACGTACAATAAAAGCTTTGCCTTGCTGCTTTCCGTTCTCGCCACGATCTCCTGGTTGGTATTGTCCATATGCTATATCAAGTCCTTGAAATATATTTTTGAATTTATCTTTTTTTATTATCATTTCTTTTTTCTTTGTAAAGGGGGGACCTCACAATCCCCCCTATTTTTTTAGTACGGAGTTGAATCCGATACTTTCTCTTCCACATCTGCTTTTGTTTGAACGTTCCCTTTGGATACATTACCAGCAAAATCCTTTGCACTTAAGTACAAAGTCTTATCTGGCTGACCCAAAATTCTGTCCTGCGTTACAACCCAGCCGTACCAAGAACCTTTATCGTTCTTTTGTAGCGTAGATGCTAGGTTATAGACCACACCATGCATAGGTGGGATGGCAAAGCCACCCTTACCGTCAGAGATCTGTATGGTTTTCATCATAGAATTCCATTTTTTACTGACCTGTAGCTGCGTAGATTTCATTGTAATCAACGCTGGTGTAAATCCGCCTGTTTTTGTTTCAAGCATTATGTAGTAGTAAGCGGTCTCCTCAAGATAATTACCATTTGGTAATCTGATCTTTGATCCCTCCCGCTTGCCAGTCTGGATTATAGGACTGTTCGGTAAATGAGATGCAACAGGAGCAGCGTTGCCGTCCCCTCTATCCGACCATTCTGGATAATCCTTCCTGTAGTAACAAGGAATAGCCTTGATACCTTTTTTGCCATCATACAGTTCGCTAGTGACAGTATTATAGATCATACCTGGTTTAGCACCCTCTATATACTTTGCGTCACCATCGGTTACCTGTGGTGATAGCTGTCCTAAGATTCTGACAAACGGTAACGCCATATCGTCTTGCGTCATGTTCTCAAAACCCTTGGATACATCATCGCCAAATAGAGCGAGTGATGTCTGAGCTTTAGCTTTTATTTCATTAGCCATTATTCATCCTCCATTATTTCCGGGTGATTTTAGTTTTGTCTTTAATCCATGTACTAAAGACATC